ACATTGACTGATGCGGCAATAGTTCTGATGCGGTCTGCGGAAGCCGCCTCTGTTACTGCTATGTCGACCGCCGCCGACACACCCTTTAACTTGACGCCGGACGCAGATGATGTGAACGCCAGCCCAGCAGATCCACCGCCGATTTTGACTTCAAGCGATAAATTGTCTAGAGAGCCATAGTCCCAATCATCAAGAGCGCCCCAGCCGTCCATATGGTCGAGCGCAACAGCCGTCCAAGCGACTCTGTCACCAAGCGTGTCAAGCGTAAAAGAATAACTGTCGAGGGTGCCAGCTATCCGATCAAGCGGTGCGGTTGTCGCCATTAGCCAGCAGTGATGTCCATGTCACCAATAGCAATCTTCAGGATATCGCCTGTTTCGATTGTCTTACTGGCTGTAAGTGCGCCATGAATAAGAAGATTGCCAGCGCTGGCGGCGTCAAAGAGACCAAAATGGGAAACCACGCCCCACGAGCCAGTCGCGGCGCTAAACTCAACAGCCGCATCGTTGCTGGCTGTGCCGGACGCGGCGGCACCGAAAGAGATTGATTGGCGAGAATAGTTGTTTCCTGTTAACTCTGTGCCAGAGTTGTCGTCACCAAATGATCCTGTCGAAAGACCGACATAAACTGTGGTCGGCATAGTGTATGCACCTGTGCCAAGCAGATGATCAAGCAGTTCATTCTCTGCATAATCAGATAGCGCACTCATCGCTTATACTCCTGTGTTCTGACGTTGATATATTGACTGTATTTGAAGCGAGCCTGTGCCGTAGTGTGCGCGACTCTCATCTTTGCGGATTTCTTCGATGGCGCGGGAAAACTTCTGGTCGTAAACTTGCGCACGTTGTTCGTCCATAAGATAGGTGTAGGCCTCGACCAAACTCCCCGCGAGATAAGCATCGGGGTGGCGTGTGAGGATCGTGTTGGTCAGGTTTGTGGCAGACAGCGGTGTGATCTCACCGATGTAAACAATCTCTACATCGTAGGCTGTGTCGGGGATCGGACGCATTTTGATTTCATCACCAATAATGCTGTAGCTGATTGGCTTGCCTGTGCCAGTTGTGGAATGATCTGAGTCAATCTGTGTGGGGCTTTTATATTGCAAAACGGTCAGAGGCGAGGTGTTCAGTTTTACCTCACGAACCTCACGAAGGTCAGTTGGCAGACTTAGGTACTCTGATGACGCAACAGTCTGGGCCTGCGCACGTTTTTCCTGAGAGCGAGACTCAAGCTCGCGCGACATCCTGACCTCTGCTAGCTTGATAAAGTCAGGGATTTGCGCAGTGAGATCTGTCCTAGCCAAAAACGACTCAATGCTGTTTTGCAGATCTGTGTAGGTTGCAATTGCCATTAGATATGCCCACCACCTGTCCTAAAGAAACGATTGTCATAATCGTTGAGCCATTTCCGCCACTCTTTCGGGTTGTCTTTTGGCTCACCAAATTTTTCTGTTAATTGCATGTAAAGCGCGGCTGGCACGTCAGCGACCTGTTGCCAGTGCTTTTGCGTGTTGCCTAACAGTTGCCCTTTTTGCCACTCATCGCGCATCGCTTTGTTGCGCTCAAGAACCTGAGAAACGTGCTGTTTCTGCTCAATTGTCCAGCCGCCGTCTACATTGTCATGCATCCAAACTTCGGTGCCTCTTTGAGCGTCTTTGCTGATAAGTCTCTTTGACATCTTTCCCTCAAATAAGAAAAGGGGGCTAAAAAGCCCCCCTTTCAGGTTTATTATGCAGAGTGATTATGAACCGTTGAGATCCAAAATCAGACCATGAGCTTTAGGTGCCTTAACGACAGTCGCCCATTCGCAAATGATTTGAGTTTTCTCTGCGTCACCTGTGGCGGCAATTTCATTTTCTGAGAAATTGCGACCAGTAAGTGTTGAAAGCTCAACATATGCAGGGTCGATCACAAACAGACGGTCGTTGCCCATGAAGCGCGATGGCGTAATGGAAAGTTGACCGAAGTCGTTGAGGTAGACCGATACTGAGCCGACAAACTCTGGTGCTGTTGACTTGGTGGTGTTCACTTGGTTTGTCACCAAGTTTGTGCCAGCCTGTGCCAAATCAGACAGGTTAGCGCGGTTCGTTGCAGAACACACCAACATTGAAGGTGCGCCGCCATCTTCCCATGCCGCCTGCGTAGCCGAGTCTACTAATGCAAGGGTTAATGCGCGGTCTGTACCGCCAGTTGGCACATCAGTGCCGTCACCAGAACTGAAGGCCCCGCCTGCACCAGTAGAGCCATTTGTTACCCAAGAAGTCAAACCTGCTGAGTAACGTGGGCCAGATGCGGCACGAGCCTGATCGGTGTTACCAATCGAATGTTCTATGTCGCGGCGAAGCTCTAAGCCTTTTAACACTTTCTGATAAGCGACCTCACGATCACGACCAGCTTTTGAAACTGCGTCCAAAGTCTTTGAAATGATATAACCTTTTTGGCTAATCTGATGATAATTTCCAAGACGAGTCGTGGCTGTGACGCCAGTATCCGACATGTCGGCACCTTCTGCTACCGCATTGGCCGCCGCCGTTGAAAGTTCTTGAACTTGCCACTCTACAAAAACGCCATTGCTGGTGGTCTTAGACATTGAGGAGAAAAGAGGTGTTTCGTCCGAATCCACCTTATAAATTACGTCCGCTAGGGTCTCCTTCTCACCCACAGCAGTTGCAGTAGTAAATGTTGCCATCACGCAACTCCTTTTTCTAACCTAGAAGTAAATCAACGGCGGCATTAATGCTCCGTTCCTTTGAAAGACGCTGGCTCAATTGCCTTTTGCGTCTTGTTTGACTTTCGCCTTTAGATCTAGGAGCGCCAGCTTTTGCCATCTTCGGTGCTTTGCGCACCTTCTTCTTTGCGGCATCTGTCTGCTTATTCAGCTTGGACAAACGCCACGAGTCATAGAGTGCTTTGACCGCACGATGGTCGGAAGCGACCTGTATTTCTTCGGCGGTGTAGCCAAGAGATTTAGCGTACTCAACGACCTCTTTTCTTTCTGAGGCCATCGTTTTTTCGTCACGCCACGCTGGGATTGAGTCCAGCATTTTCTCTTTCTCTTTGACCAGATGCTCCTGAAAACGAGCCTGCGTTTCAGCACTTTGCTGTTGCGCTATAAAATGCCTCTGTTCGTCAACAGCATGCATTTGTTGTTTTCGCTCGTTGTGGAGCTGGACAGCTCTGGCATATTCTTTCGCATCTAACTCGTCATAAAGCCTGTCCCAATCTGGCTCTTGTGCCGTCATGGACTGCAGGTGTTGACTGAGTAGCTTAAGTCCTTGCGCATACTCGTCTCGCATTTGACGTGCCTGTTGCGTCTCCGCTTCGACAGACTTGCGTTGCTCTGCGAGTTCTTGCATGCGCTTTGTGAACGCAGATTGACGCGAGTACCCAGCGAGGGCTTCCTCAAGGGTTATCTCAACATCTTCACCATCTATTTTAATGGTGTATGTCTCAGATGCCTCTTGGTCATCCTCGTCAGTATCCTCGTCAACCGCATCTTCCTCATCAGCCTCGTATTCAGCCTCGTCATCATCTTCGGCTTCGGCTTCATCGGCCTCGTCCTCAACGTCTGTCTCAGCTTCTTCCGCTTCTGAGGGTTGAGCCTGATCTTCTTCAGGCTCTGCCGCCGCATCTGCCTCTTGAGTATCCGCCTCCGGCGGGTCAACTAGGAGATGGGCAATTGCATCATTAACACTTAAATTATCGGGGGCGCTGGTTTCCGGCGTGGAATTGTCAGCCATTTTAATCACCTATTTTTTTGCTGTTGCTCCAAATTCATCTTTGCAATTTTGCCATCAACAATTACGCCAGCGATGTGCTGTTTGATCGCGTCTAGGGCTGTGCAAAGACTGTAAATGCGCTCGCGAGCCTCAGTGTCATTGACTGAGGTTTGTCGCCATGTGCGCATAAATTCGTCATCTAGCTTTTGAAATGCCTCTTGCAAAAGAGGGTCGTTCAGCAGTCGTTCAGCGTGAGCCGCACGTTCTTGCTGGGTTCTTAATTTTGCTTCGCTCATCCCAAAAGCCCACTAGTCGGAGTGGGTGCAAAACCTGTTATGTCCATCTTGTTTTCATACAAGGCGGGGTTGTAGGCGAAGGTGTCTATAAAAGCGTTATTCATATCTGTGAACGCCTGCGGGTTAGGGTCAAACTGGCTGGGGGTGTCCAAAATGGTCGGGCGATAATATGTCAGCGAGTCATCGCCAAAGTTCCCGCCACCATCGGTGTCACTCGCAGATGAACCTGTGTCGAGACGACAGGCCTGCAGATCATCATCAAAAACATAACCTTCAGGACAAACTCCAGTCACAGGATTGGCTGGCACGACTTCTGGGTCATCTGGGCCACCATCGCCATCATCAATGTCACCTCTGACTAGATCTTGGAATGGCCCCTCATAAGTTGGGTCAGGCATCCCTGTGTAAGCGATGTTGCCAAAATATCCCTGCGCAACATTGGCTGGAGTGCCAAAAGCGCCAACACCGCCTGTGGTTGCAGACAATATAGCGTCAGGCTCAAAAAATCCGCCCCCACGAATCTTAGATGTCGGCATTGAAATCAAGGTCGCGAGATTTTCATAAGGTGACGGGGCTTTGGGCGCAGTGATACCCATCTTACCTAGCAAGCCTGTAATTGCGGCGCGTGTTGGGCTTAACATCCCGCCCAGACTACTGATTTGCGCACCACGCCTCGCTCTGGCCTGCAATTCGGGCAATATGCCTGTCAGGTTGACATTTGGGTTGCTCAATATTCTGTCGATGTCGCCTGAGTTGAACCCCATGCCAGACATGGTGGCGTCACCAAACATCGCTGTCGCTTGACCACCAGAGACGCCATATCCCATCTTGTCTTGGTACGCTTGACGATTAGCTATCTCATCGGCGACAGCTTTATCAATCGCCGCATCTCTAGCCGCTTTTGCCGCTTCGACAGCCTTGTCCCTGCCGCGATCATCGCGATCATTGCCACCGCCACCGCCATAATCTCTGCCCTGCCCACCAAAACCACCTTGAGAGCGGCTATCGCCTAGACCATCAAAATAAGCAGGCACACCATTGACCATCTCACCAGAGCCACCCAATGCCATGAGCAAACCCTGCTCTGCATCGTTGATATATGCAAGCTGGTGCGGCTGGCCTTTGATCGTGGTCTTTTTGGGTGCTGTGATTTTATTGCGCATCATTACACTCTTGGTAAGTTTGTGCTGATTTCAGCATCAGTGATTGCTTTTGCCGCACGAAGCTGGCTTTCAAGCGCAAGCTCCTCGCGCCGCATCTGCAGTTCAGCTTCTTGCTTCTCTTTCATAAGCTGGATTTCAGCCGCCGCTTTTTCACGCCGCAGTTGAATATCCGCCTCTGCCTTTTGCTGTGCGATCTGCATATCAGCTTGTGCTTTTTGCTGTTCAAGCTGAAGCATCTGCATTTGCGGGTTCGGCTGTTGTTGCTGGGCCGCTTGAGCCTTTTTCTGTTCAGCCATTTGCGAGACCATTTGCGGGTCGTTAAAGAACTTTCCGCTGTCTTTGAAACCGCCGATCTCAGCGATTTCACGCAAAGTTGTCGCATACTGTTGCAGATTGCAAAGCGGGTTGTCCGGCCCCAGCGTTTTCAAGATCTCCTCTTGCTTTGAGGCGATCTGTGTCAAAAACGCGATCTTTTGCTCATCGTCTGCGGTGCCAAGACCAACGTTGACGACAACATCAAACTCTGAGTCCCACTCGCGTGGGTCAATCGGCACAAACTTGTTACGCAGGCGGATAATCCGCTTCTCCTGTGAATATTTTGTGCTGAGTAGCAAAATGCCTTTAAAAAGGGTTTTCATGCCGCCTTCCGCAATATTGCGACAGAACGACTCCAGTTTTTGGCCCGCGCCTTTAACCGTTGCGGCAACCGCTGACGCTGTTGTGCTTTGAAGGGCGTTAGGGTCGAGTCCGGCGGATGCGGCAGAGATGCCAGTGCGGTTGCTTTTGACATCATCCATAAATTTGAGTAGCGGCATCACTTCGCCGCCAACACCCTGACCGCCAAGCATCTGGACTGCACCCGCGTTTCGGGCCCTGATTACACCGCCAGCAGATCCATCCAGCAAATCATCCAAATTAACCTGACCTTCGATTGCGACAGTGCGCGGGTTAACAGTCAGATATGTCGCGTCCAGATATTGGCGCATCAAAACAGATTTGATCTGTTGCACGTCTTTTGTCAGATCGAAGATTGAGCGCCCAACGAGGCGGTGCGGCATATTGATCGGGCTGATCACCGCAAATGGTATGTGGTCGGTCACTTCATTTTCAAGAACGTGTGAGCCAGCATCACCAATAGATAAAATCCGGCGGCGCTCTGCGATGCCATCGCCGTCAGCATCCATCAGGATCACGCTGTCGAAAACAGCCACCTCTTGCTGGCTCTCATCGGCTGGCATTGTGTCTGAGCCGGAGCCGATATCACCGAAACGCACGTCACGTTCTTCTTCAAGCTCAACACGAGTGCTTCCGACATGCTCGCGGATCTCGTCCTCATCGTAGCCCATCGAAACCAACTCACTGACCGTCATGGTCGTGCGATGCGAAACAAAGCGAGCGTCCTCAAGTGACTTGGCCCTGCGGTTAAACAGGAACTCTTCAGGCGGCACGTTCTCAATGCGGATACAGCCAGACTTGCGGGTGACTTTCACCTTCATGTCATAGCTTTCGGCCCCGACTTGCTCAGTGCCATCATCCATGAAAACGCTTGTCATGTTCATGGATTGCTCTACAACCTCAACATCTGGGTTTGCCAGAACAAGCGCCAGTTCCGCTTCACTCAGGTTCTCGTAGGTTTCTTCCTCGACAGTCGTTGTGTCGTCCCAATAGAACTTCACGACCCCAATCTTGAAAAGCAAAGAGTCCCTGATCCAAGTGTCAATGATCCGGTAGCCATCATTGTCGTGCGCGATCACATAGTTTACAAAATCGCTGGCTTGTTCAGCGATCTCCGTGTCCTCTGCGTTGCGCGGCGAAAAGCGCACATATTTGTCCGACCCGCAAAAAACTCGCATAAGGGACGGTATAATTTGTTCGATGACATCTGAAACAGTTGTGTCAACAACCTGTGACTTGCCTTCGATCTCGTTGCCGAATGGCTCAGCCAAATAATAGTCGAGCGCCTTAATACGGTCGGCTGAGTATTCATTGTCGTAATTGTCGAGGCTGTCCGATATCTCTCGCGAGACGATCAGGCCAACATCATCATCAGATAGCTTTTTGTGTGCCATTGGCTTTCCTCGCACGTTTTGGCTTGCGCAGAGCCTCAACGTCACATTGACTGTTGCTTCGGCAGAACTTGGGGGTGACGCATCCGGCGCACAGCGCCATATCAGACACAGGCGCGGCCTGTGGCTTCGGTGGGCGTCTTAGTGTTCTGACAATCATTTCTTTTTGCCGCCGCCTTTTTTACCGTATCCCATCACTTCGCCTTCCGCTTTTTGGTTTTCTTCGGCTCTGAAGTCATGCCGTAGCCGTCAGTCGTCATAACGCGCATCGGCTTTGGTTCCGCTAAGACGAACTCCTCAACAGGATTGCGGCCTTCAAAACATTTCTCGCGAGCTTCACAGCGCGATGGTCTGGGGCATTGTTCACATAACTTCATGATTTTTCACCACTTGCATTTGTCCGCCCAATAAGCCGCTGACATCTTGCCTTTGGCTATGTTTGAGGCGTGTCTTGATTTAAAGGATTTACGGCGAGCTTTTGCCGCTTGGCTCTCGCCCTTTTTAGGCGGCGAGCCTTTGACGCCCTGTTGCCCAAATCGAATGGTTTTGATCTTGTCGCCCTCTTTCGCAACGACCACATGGCTTTTTGTGGGGTGGCTGGGGGTACGTTTGCACTGGTTATAGCGATCCAGCCCCAGCTTTGTCAGACGAGGGTCTTTTTTCTTCGGCATTTTGCATAACTCGTTGTTTTTATACGATTTTGTCTATAAGCGAGGCCTAGTCCTCAAAGTCCTCAAGCTCAATGCTCCTGAAAAACTCCAAGAGTTCGGTCATAGAAACGCCGGACTCTTTTGCCATCCAGCTAATCAATATGATTGCGCCATGAACGATGTCCCCAGCCTCAACGCTGGAATACCTGTCGTTGATAAGCCCAACTGATGCTACCCGCAGGCTGTCGAAGGCCTGCGAGATACCTTCCTCGTCAAGCGATATAATAATGTTTTCCTCATCGTCAGGCTTTTTGGGCCTGAAATGGAGGATGTTGTCGTTCATATCACCCACGACATATCCCTTTGTATCGGTGTGCGGCTGTTCCATCTGCTTTGATGACCAGCCGCCGTTGCCGCCTCGCCTGCCATCGTCAGGACAAAGGCGTCCGCCACATCGGGGCTTCTCTGCCCCCTGCGCTTCATCTCATCTTTGCTTTCGATCTTGAGCTTGCCAGTGGACTGGTATTTATACCGCACCGCCGTAATCTCTGAGATCAGCGTCTCGTCATTCGGGATTTGGACGTCCCGCCCCTCAAACCACTCACGAGCCTTCCAAAATAACTCGTCCCGAAGGCGCACAAACTTGTCTTTGAGGCTTGGGCTTTCAGAAACCGCAATGCCAATAGCAGGCAAATCCAACTCAGCGAGGCGATCAGCCAAACCAGCACCAACCCCAATGCTATCAATGTAAATAGCGCTTGGACGATCCATGTAGCGAGTTGCTTCATACTCCGACAGGATAATCCCCGCCAACTCCATCAGATCTTTGTTTTGCCACGTCTTGACAGGCTCAATAACCACGTTGCCTTTGCGCTTGCAAAGAGCCGTTCTGTCACCGCCATAACGCGAAACGTCAAGCCCCCAAACGATCTGCGTAGTAGGCGACATCTCGATATCGCGCCTAGTCGCCGCTTCAACAAGATGTAATGGCAATAAAACATCATCCGATTGCGTAGGGAACTCACCGCTGACACGAACCCTGTAAACGTTGCTATCGACGCCATATTTCGCCGCCATGTCCGCAATAAAGTTTTCAGAGACCGTTTCAGCATCTTCGCAACTCACCGTAAGGCAGTGCCACATCTCTCTATGAGAGTGGAACGCATCGTAAAAATAACCATCCGCCCGTGTCGGGTTCCCGCACATCAGGACTTTTGCACCCTCAGTCGAAAGAGCGCCCTCACCAACCTGAAACACAACATCAGGGATACCGGAGGCCTCTTCGCAAATGAACAGCATGTTTTCGCTGTGAAAGCCCTGCAAAGCCTCTGGGTTCTCCCTGCGGCTCGTTCTGGCAACCGCAAAGCTGTCAGACGCCCCTTTCAGGCTGATCTTGTCAGTCTTGAACTCCAAAAGGTCTTTGAAGCCCGCTGGGAGCTTTCGCGCCCATTTATCAATCTCAGTCCACAACACATCGTTCAACTGATGCGCTGTGTTCGCCGTTACCGCGATCTTGCAAGGGTAGTGCGTCAATAGCCACCAAAGCGTCACCCAAGCCTCAAACGCCGTTTTACCAACGCCGTGTCCCGATTTAACCGCCAGCTTCGGATGCTTAGCAATCGCCTCAAGAGCCTCACGTTGCCACGCTTGTGGCTTCGCGCCGATAACTTGCTCAACAAATAAAACAGGGTCATTCCGCAACCGCAGAATGGTGTCCTCAATGCTTGCCATAAAAGCCCGCCCCAATCCCACGCGCTAGGAGGGACTAGCGCATTGCCAAAAATTTTAAGTCGCCGGAGTCCCCAGCTTGATTTGCTCAAGAGGGGGGGTTACCGCCAGACTTTGATCATTATCGCCGCCAACAGAGCGATGATTATCGCCTCTGGAAAGGTGACAGGAAACGCTGTGATCATGGGTTCTCCAAAAGGTGTTGGGGGCAAAAGAAAAGACCGCCCGCCCGCGAAAAATAGGGGGGGGTCAAATAATATAAAATCGCTAAGAATTAGGCGCGATTTGTCCACACCCTGTCCACCAACCCCGCAAACCCGCAGAACGTATAGCAAACCGTCAGGCTAACAGCCTATACCTCAGTGGATCGCCCCGCCGTCCGCCGCAAAATCCTCGCGCGCGCGTAGTTCCGAAGGTAGAGCTGTATCACCCTCCAACCTTTCTTGCACCAACTTCAGTGCGTCCACATAACTTGCCTGCGCTCCATGATCCACATTGATGCGATCACCAAACGCCTTTGGAGACATCCTCGCGGCACTCCACTTCAATCCATCAATAGCGGCCCGAAGCATTGCTGAGTCTTTGTATTTGCCCTGTAATCCAGCCAGAGCAACCTCTGCCACCAACTCCCCATAATACGTCCCACGATCCTCTTTAGCCTGCTCATAAGCCTGCGCAAACGCGCTATCCGACTTGACCCAGCTTTCGATTGTTTTACTGCTAGGCATATCAGGTTGACGACAAGCCTGCGCACAGCTTCGACCATTCCGAATATAGTCGAGGAACTGCTCGACCGTTTCCGGCGTCTTTTTACTGTTCGTCTTGTGAGGTCTTGCCATTGCTTAACTCGCTAAATGTCTGTCCCGATGCCTCATGCACCGCATCTTTTCCTGTGAAGTCCTGCCAACGCCTTACGATGACATCAACAAACTTCTCATCAAGCTCCATGATGCGAGCATCTCTTGCTGACTTTTCAGCCGCGATCAGTGTGCTTCCAGACCCACCAAAAAAGTCGAGGACAATGTCGTGTCCTTTACTGCTGTTGAGGACAGCCTCTTCCACCAATGCAACCGGCTTTTGTGTTGGATGAACGTAATCCTTTTGAACATCCCGACCGATTTGCCAGACGGTTGTTTTTGTCCTGTCATCGGTGAAAAAATGTTTGCCTGCGCCTTCTTTCCACCCATATAGGATTGGCTCATGTTGCGCACGATAGTCTTGCCACCCCATGCCAGCCGATTGCTTCACCCAAATGATCGTGCAGCTTTTATAAAACGGCACCTCAAAAGCCAATTCAAAAGCAACTTTTTCTTTTGTTTTACCG